TGGTGCCGTGTCTTCAGGCTTCTCGGTCTGAGTGGTCGACTCCTGCGGCGCTGGGGGAGTTCCCGCTGCGCTGTCAGGGGGTGTCGACTCGTTGTACTCAGACTCGAAGTTCTGAAGATCTGTCTCCTTCATGATGGTTCCTTTCTGGCTCCCGAGGTGCTTCAGGTCGGCCAATCTGCCGTTGCCCAGGCTAGAGGATCAGTCTCCGTAACCTGGGGCGCACCGGCTTGTTCTTCTTCGACTTCGTGGAGTCTCTTCAGCTTCTCTCGGTATTCCGCGATGAACATGACCTCCTTGAAGAAGTTGTCGACGTTGGACTTGAGCGAGGCGAGGACGAACACGGCCTCGTGCGCTGGTGCGTCCTGGCGGTAGGCCAGGACCGGGGAGAACATCTTGGCAAGCTCGACGAAGGCCTCGAGCACCTGCTCCGGATCCTCGAGCTTCCGCTTGCAGCGCTCGTAGAGGGTGCGATGCTCGTTGAGCCACTGCCGAGTCCGCTTTTCAGCTTCAGACGCCACCTGGCATCCCTCCTCCCTGCATCGGCACCACGTTGCCGGCCTGTACGCCCTGTTGAAGTTGCTGGTCGCCCATCACTTGAGCTTGCATGGGCACCTCGTCGTAGAAGTCCTCCAGGTAGTTGACGCCGGCAATCTTGAGGTACTCGTCGAACACCTTGTGGAGATTGATCTGGCGGCCGTCCTGGCGTGGAGCGCCAAGCTGCGGCGAGGTGGAAAGGATCTGCAACAGGCTACCCCAGAGTTGGACATTACGAGCCGGGTCCGGGGCCAGCGTCGGAGTCTTCGAGATGTAGTCGAACTTGCCATACAGGTCGTCCGGACGAATCGAGACTTCATCGACTTTGAGCTCCGAGGCCAGGCGGCCGGCGATCCTGTAGGCCTGTTCCATAGAGGTGAATTGCTGGCGGTTGATGACGTTGCGCTCGGTGACAGGCTTCATCAGCTGCGAGTCGATCAGCTGCGCGGTGGTTCCGATCCTCATGGTGGCCGCTCCGGAGGACTGCTCGATCTCTCCCAGAGTCCTCCTGGTGGGCAGCGGCATCCCCTGGACGGTGTCCGGGGTGGCGCTCATGCGCTGCACCTGGTTGATGATGGCCTGGGCGGTCTGGATGTGCGATCCGGTGATGTCCGTGATCGCAAATTGCCCATACATATTTGAGATCGGCATGATGCCGCGCTTGTGGAGCAGACGGCCCTCGTTGGTGAGGCGAATGTGCCGCGCCGGGCCGGGGGACAGGATGTCGGCTTCCTCGAGGAGATCCTGGTTGTAGATGATCTGGTCGTTGACGGTCTTCCGCACGTTGGCGACGTGGGAGGTGATGAGCCAGGTGACGAGATCCTGCGATCCGATCAGCATTTGCCCCATGCCGGGGACGAATGGGCTGTGGGCATCCGGGTCGCCCTGTGCGATCGAGTAGGTGAACTCGTTGTGGTCGTAGACCGAGGGGTGGGCCCGAATGATGAGCTCCTCTTCCGCGAGGGAGAACCACCAGATCTGCTCGTTCTCCTCGTCCGAGAGGCCCCAGTCCTTCGGGATGATCTTCCACTGAAGGTGTTCCACCTCCAGGTCCGGGTACTTCTCATTCGTCTCCTGGTCGCCGTAGTCGCCCTCCATCCAGCGACCGCGAGAGCGGTCCTTCTTGGAGTGGATGTTGGCGACCTTCCGCGCCTGGTCGACGTTGAAGTACGGGCCCTGGCCTTTGTCGAGGCGCCGCTTGTTGATCTCGAGCCAGTTGAGGTTCTCCCAGTGGCCGAGGAAGTTCATCTCCTGAGCTTCGATGATCGACCTGGTGGGATCCGGGATCAGGCAGCGCGGGTCGATGGTCTTGATCGAGTTCCACTCGTAGAGCAGGCCGTAGGCCCTGGCCTTCTGCATGAGGAGCGGGTCCATCTGGTACTTCCACCCGTACTTCTCTTCCCAGGTGTCGTACCAGACGCACATCCCGTAGCGCTCGTTGTCGTAGAGGGCCTGCCAGATCTGGAGCGCCAGGTTCGACAGGATGGCATCGCGTTGCAGCACGATCTCGTGGAACCGCGCCATGCGCTTGTCCTCGCCGCCGACCGGCTGGAGGTGTCGCATGGGGTCGGTCTGGGTGAAGATGGCGAACAGCTGCACCATCCTGGTCATGATCGTGTAGTAGGACATGGGGATGGCGATGGAGCGCGTGAAGGGGTGTTCCTTGAGGTTCCTGGTGGGGCCGGTGACGACTCCCTTGTCCCCCGACCTGGCCGAGCGCTCGAGGTTGACGTAGAGGCGCAGGTGCTCGTCGACTCGCGTCCAGTCGTCGTCGCGTTGCTCGATGTGGTCTTTCCCGTCCTGGATCATGCTCTTGAGCCTGGAGAGGAGCTTGGCGTGGAGGTCGCTGCCGGCTCGGAGCCGATGATCGAGAGGGAGCTCGATGGTGGCGACTTCCGCGTCGTCAGAGAACTCAGCGGATCCTGTTAGGTCTTCCATCAAGTGCTCCTTCTCATGCCAAAGCGTCCCGGAAGAGCATCGAGATCGTGGTGGGGGCCGTCATGGCGGTTGCGAAGGCCATGTGGGCGAACTTGAGGCCTTTGAACTTCGTCTCGTCGACCAGGTGGATCGCGCCGGGGACGATGGTGAACCCGTAGGTCGTCCCGGTGATCCCCTTGACGTCTCTCAGGACGAGGTTCCAGGACTGGGCGCTGGGGTCGTAGGCGACCGTATCGCCTCCCTGGAAGGTCATCACAGAGGCAGTGAACGTGGCGGCAGGGGTCAGGATGGCGATGGGTGACTTCCCGCCCATGAGGTTGAATCCTCGATAGGCCTCCGTATTCCTGTCTCCTGCCGCCAAAGTGATCGTCTGGATCCTGCCCGTCGACAGCACCAGGTCTTCCCACCCGAGCGACGTCCTTCTCAGGGACAGTCCTGGGACGGCCGTGGCGCTTACGACCGGAAGCGTGGCAGCAAAGTGAATGACTGCCATCTCGCGCCTCTACTTGGTGAAGTCCCAGAAGACAGGGATGACGGTCCTGTCGGCGGCCTCACTCCCGTTCGAGGTCATCTTGAGCCAGGGGATCCCGGACGTGTACCTCTCCGCGAACATGACCAGCCTCGAGGCCGCGACCGTGATCGCTAAGATCGTCCCCTCCCAGTAGATAGGGCAGTAGGTCGTCCCGTCGAGGCTCCCCTGCAACCCGATCGACGTCCCCGTGAACGCCGATGGAATCTGCACCCCAATCACGTCGAGGTGCTGCTTCTCCAGAGGGAGCGTCAGATTGTCGTCCTCCGAGACGTCGAACAGGAACACTGAGCTTCTCGGAACAGTCATGTCACAGTCCCTCCAGGAGTTGCGCTGACTCGCGCTTCTTCAGAAGCGCCGCCATAGGTTTGTCGATCCTGATCTTGTACTCGCCCACCTTGCCCTCGTATTCCTCGAGGTGATGGTGCTGTCGTTCCTTCGCAATCTCGACCGAGGGCCACTCCATGTGGACCCAGTACCCCAGAGCGTCCGAAGCATGGGTCAGCAGATAGCGCTCGTCGTCAGGCTTCGTGACCTTCTTGACGTTCGTCCCGAGCTCGTTCATCTCCACGCGCTCGAGATCCTCCTGGAGAATCGGGGTCAACTCCCTGTCCAGCTGGAGCACCCACGCCCCATTCGCCCCACCCAACGCATCATTCACCGCGTTGATCCTGTCCTTCGCCGGGGGGTTCTTGCTCGGCACCATCAGCATCACTCTACTCGGGTAGCCTCGAAACTCGTCTAAGATCTGATCGTAGTCGCTCGTCACGCTCCTGGAATCAGCCCCAGTCCCGGTCGAGTCCCCGTAGATGTACAGGCCCCCAGGATGCGCCGGGAACTCCCTGCGAAACAACTTCACCATGCTCCGCGTGTCAGCCCTCCCCACAATCGAAATCTCCATGAGCACTTTCGGCTCCCCACGAAGAATCTGTCCAATCGGCCAACACATGATCGCCTTGTTGAAGTCGCACATCAAAGCCAATGGGAAATCTGGTCGATACCTGTCTCTCAGATCCTCCACCAGATTCACCTTCGGCCTGTAGCTCGGGTACGCCGGCTGATCCACCCAGTCAATGAACTCGGCCTCCACCTCCTGCTGGTGAAACGCCCCGTTGTACTTCCGATCGAGACTCTCGATGTAGTAGCTCGGCAAATAGGTGTTCTCTCTCGACGAACAC